AAAAACAGCGGCAGATTCAGCTAAAGCATCAACAGATACTATGAAACCTACAATGCCTAGTCATCCAGGTCCTGGTAATAAAGCTAATAGTGAAGTAAGTCAAAAAACAAGAGAAGCAAGAGACAAAGCAGAAGGATTTGCTAAAAATTTAAAACAAACATTAAATAATGTAGGTAAGTTTTTAAAAGACATAATAGATGTAGTTAAAAATTTACTTAAAACATTATTAGCCGTTATAGGGATGTTATTAGCAATGGGAGCTTGGATAATGTTTTTAAAAATGCTTTTAGAACTTTTATTTTTATTATTTTTAAAAAAAGATTCTAAAGCAAATTCGGGTCCTGGAGGGGGACAAAATGATTTATCTAATCCTAATAACCAAGCACAAACTCCTGAAGAATTTTTAGCAGGAATAAATTTCCCAGGATTTGGTGATATAGATTATTCTAGTTTAGGACAAAACCCAGTAATAGATAGACCTCTAACTCCTACAAGACCAGGATCAGGAGGACCAAATGGTTCAGGATTTGATTCTTCAATTTCAGGAGTAAATATAAGTTCAGGAATTGATCCTTTTGAACCTATAATGTTAGGTCCTACACAAATAGGAGTACCTTTAACCCCCGAAGATTTATTACCTACTTCTGGAAAAGATTTTAATAATCATCCATTATTAGGAGATCTAAGTGGTATAAATAATCAAATAATAAACGAATTATATGAAGACGGTATATTATCAACGACAGATGAAAAAGCATTAGATGATATAGATCCTACTCAATATTCAGATCAATTAGCTGATTATTATGATAATATTTTAGAAGATTTTAAAGAAAACGATCAAATCGAATATATAGAACATATTCGTAACGCTGGATTCCAATTAATTGGATATAGACGTTATAGAGCTTAAAAAAATTATATTTATAATAAACAAAACAAATAAACATGAAAGCAAAAACTTTTGAAAACCTAATTAGAAAAGTAGTTAGAGAAGAAATCGATTATGCGTTACGTAGAGAAATTAAATCACTTAAAGAAGACTTACGTGATGAATTAAAACCAACAATCACAGAACATAAAGAAAGGATGGTTGAAGTACCTAATAAAACAATGCCTGAAAATGCAAAAAATTCTTTAAGAGAAAAAATTATGGGTACTCAACCAATAAAAAATCATAATTTTACATCTAATAGTGCATTAAACGATTTATTAAACGAAACAGCAGCAGGTAATACAAATTTAGAATCAGGACACGCTCCAGTAAATATGGCTCAACCATTTGCAACAGGAGCCCCTTTACCTATGGATACAACAGGTATGCCAGAACCAGTAGCAAATGCAGTTACAAGAGATTATAGTAGTTTAATGAAAGCTATATCTAAGAAAAAAGGAAGATAATAAATGGCAAATGTAAGAGAATATATAAGAATTAACCCTATAGATGAACAACAAGATACAGCTATAGGAATAACTATCCCTTTTGATGGTGAAGCAGTCTTTAATTCTTCTTATACTACTAAAGAACAAGTAAAAAGTAACTTATTAAATGTATTACTTACAGAACCAGGTGAAAGATTATTTAAACCTAATTTTGGAGTAGGAATAAGAAATTTATTATTTGAACAAGGAATAGATTTAGAAATTATAGAAAATAAAATAAATAGTCAAGTTAATTTACATATACCTGAAATAATTTTAAATGAAGTATCAGCTACTCAAAATGACCATACTGTAGTTATTAAAATATTTTATCAGCTAACTTTTAGTTCTGAAAATGACTCAATTCAATTAAATCTTAATACATCTAATCCAACAAATACAGGAATATCTACATCTAATACAAGTAATATATCTTCGGGAGGAGGAGCATCTTCGGGAGGAGGAGGATATTAAAATAAAATAATATGGCTTATAATAAAATATCAAATAAAACACAACAAAAAGATATTAATTATCTAAATAAAGATTTTAATTCATTTAGAAATCAATTAATAAATTTTGCACAAACATATTATCCTAATACATTTAATGATTTTAGTGATGGATCTCCTGGTATGATGTTTATGGAAACAGCAGCATATATAGGTGATGTTTTATCTTATTATACAGATACTCAATTACAAGAAACTTTCTTAGACACAGCTCAAGAAAGAACAAACTTATACCATTTAGCTTATACATTAGGGTATAAACCTCAAGTAACATCTGTGTCATCAACTATTTTAGATGTATTTCAATTATTACCTTCAAAAGGAGGTTCAGGTAATAAAACACCTGATTTTAATTATGCCTTAGAATTAGATGTCCCTTCAACTTTTACTACTAATAGGGGAGTTAATTTTAATATATTAAACTCAATAAATTTTAATTATTCTTCATCTTTTGATCCTACAAATATAAGTGTATACTCAGTAGATATTGCTAATGATCCAGAATATTATTTATTAAAAAAATCAACACAAGTTATATCTTCAGAAAGAGTAAGTCAAACATTTGAAATAAACGGATTAGAAAGATTCCTAACATTAAATTTAAGAGACAGCAATATAATTTCTATAGAATCAATAACAGATATAGATGGTAATGAATATACTGAAGTACCTTATTTAGCTCAAAGTACTGTATTTGATGAAGTAGAAAACATACAAGGAAATACCCCTACATTATATGAATATAGAACAGAAACTCCTTATCTTTTAAAATTAAAAAAAGTACCAAGAAGATTTGCAACTAGATTTAATGAAGAAGGAGTTTTAGAAATTTCTTTTGGTGGGGGTTCAGGAGATATAGTAGATGAAGAAGTATTACCTAATCCAGATAATATTGGTTTAGGAAACAGAGATGGGAGAACTAAATTAGATTCTGCTTTTGATCCTTCAAACTTTCTTTATTCTAAAGCTTATGGTCAAGTTCCTTCAAACACAGTACTTACTGTAACTTATTTAAAAGGAGGAGGTTTAAGATCAAATGTAGCTACTAATACAATTACTAATTTATCTTCTTTAACAATAAAAAATAAACCTAATTTAAATCAAAGTTTACTTTCAACAATAAAAGAATCTTTAGCATGTACAAATGAAGAACCAGCATCAGGAGGAACAAATGGGGACTCATTAGAAGACATAAGACAAAATACAATAGCAAATTTTGCAGCACAACAAAGAGTTATAACTAAAGAAGATTATATGGTTAGAACTTTAGCTATGCCTGCTAGATATGGAAGAATATCAAAAGTATATATAAATAAAGACTCAGATTTAAATAACTCTTTAAACTTAAGCACCCAACCAAACGCTTTATCTACAAATTTATATGTACTAGGCTTTAATAGCGCTAAAAAATTAGTAACATGTAATACAGCTACAAAAACAAATTTAGCTACTTATTTAAATGAATTTAAACCATTAACAGATTCAATTAATATAAAAGATGCATTTGTAATTAATTTTAAAGTTGATTTTGAAATAACAACTTTTAAAAATACAAATAATGAAAGAATATTATTAGAATGTATATCTGAATTACAAGATTATTTTAATATAGACAGATGGCAAATTAATCAGCCTATTATTATATCCGAAGTTATTAATGTAATAGCTAATGTAAAAGGAGTCCAATCAGTCCAAAAAATAATAATAGATAATATATCAGGTATAGAATTAGGTTATTCACAATACAAATATGATTTTAAAATAGCTACTAATGAAAATATAATATTTCCTTCAATGGACCCTTGTATTTTTGAATTAAAATATCCTAATAACGACATTAGAGGAAAAATAACACAATACTAATATGGCATATTATTTTATATTCCCTGAAAAAGATACAACATTATACAGTCATCCTGATCGTAAAGATATGAATGCAGGAAAAGACGAAATTCTTGAATTGGTTGAAGAAAAAAAATCAACGGGGGATGTTTATTATCCTTCTAGAATTATAATTAAATTTAATAACACAGAAATAAAAGATGTAATAGAAAAGAAATTTACTGGTACATCAAAAGAAGTAAACACAGAAAATTGCCAAATTAACTTACAATTATTTTCTACTGAACATAAAAATTTAACTGCAGATCATACTATTGAAGCTTATGCTTTAAGTCAATCATGGGATGAAGGAACTGAAAGATATACAGCTACTCCACCTACATCAGCTAATGGTGCAACTTGGCTTTATAGAACATCAAATACAAGTTCTCTTTGGCCCACTTCAAATTTTGGTGATGGAGCAACAGGATCTTTAACAACACAAGCAGGAGGAGGAGTATGGTATACAGGTAGTGCTTTTAAAGGAATACAAGATTTTCAAGCAGCTCCTAATACTTTAGACTTAGATATAGATGTAACTACTATTATACAAAAATATTCAGCAAGTTTTTATCAAGATGAATCTTATCCTTTAGGTCTTATTAATAATGGTTTTTTATTAAAAAAACCAACAATAGTAGAAGAAGATAATTTTGGATTTGGAGAATTAAAATATTTTTCATCAAA